ATCTCAGACAGAATAACGTCAGCTACTTGCTGGCGGTGCTCATTGGCCACATGCTCGGTCTAACCGAACAGGTGATCAGTTATGGGCAAGGAATGTGCTAAACCTTCAGACGTTCATTCTCTCGAGAACAAGAACGAATACCCATTCACTTGTGAATGTGGTTGGAACATCCCCATCAAAGATGTAGCATGGATCGCCGTGCAGGGTGTTACACATGTTGTCTGTTACAATTGCGGTAAGGAGTGGGTGGAATGAGCACTCCACCTCACTTCCATCTTCTTACCTCCGGCGTTTTAGTGACGTGTAACGTCACGCATTCCGGGAGGCTCCGTTCGGTCCCGAATCGATTGTATCACAATCGGTTCGGAATAAGAAATACCGGAGGGCCGGAAAGCCGGTCAAGTTCCTTACTTGTTATACTACACTACCTGCTAAAAAATAACATTGAGGATTTTAATACTCGATGTTGCAAGAATCAATTGTCCGGACCCTCCGGTTTCCTCCCAATGTTTGTTGGGGGGTCTCGGGCATTTGGGAGGATCAGTGCATGAAAGTGGAGGCAACGCCGGATGGGTGTACCAACGCCCGCCAGTTTCTGAACGACCGGAGCTTATGTCCACGCTGGAGACTTTGTCCAGGATGTGAGAAGGTCCGAGCCAAGAGAAATCAATACAAGATCGCTAAGAGATTGGAATTTGATTTGGAGTGGGCCAAAGAAGCAGACATACCACTGAAAGTTGGTGTGTTGACAACTACATTACCTGGTAAAGATAGTTGGGTTCGCCAAGCTAGTTTAGGTGAGCAGTACTCGTACCTCACCGAGAGGCGCACTATGAGCGGCTACACTGGTTGGCACAGTATGCGTGGGCTTAACACGAAACTGAAAGAATGGGGAATATCTGGTGGATCCCATTACCTTGAGTTCACTAACAAGGGAACAACATGGAATACTCACATGCATTCCATTTTGGTTGGCTTCGAAGATGATTGGCAGGTTCCTCTGAAGGAAACGACAAAGCAGCTCGAATGGAATGACGATCTAACGATGAGGCTTCAAACCGAGAAAGCCGAAAATAAGACCAGGAGTAACAAACGGATCCTCGAGCCTTTGGGCCTAGGTCGACTATACACTTTGGATATAGCTAGTGATGATGAACTAGCTAGTATTGCACGTTACTCTGCCAAAGTAGAGTATGTGACAAAACCAGTGAAAGTACCAGAGGGGAAATTGGCAGATGTAACAAATTTCCTAGCTGGTGGTTTTGAACACGGTAAAGAGAGGACTGGCCATGGCAGACATCTCCCTCGATTAGCGAGACCATTTGGAGACTGGATGAGAAATGGACCGGAAAGACGATATGCTTAATCGGCTCCAAACCGGATATGGCCTCCTCTGGACATAAGAAGAAAGCAATGAAGAAGGATCCTTCCTTCACAAAGAAAAAGCCACTGACCTATCTCCCAGTGCAGCGTAAACTCCAACTTGGAGTATCGGGTGCTCCTGGCACACAAGATGCAGAGTTCGACACCGGTCGTTTACTCTCGCAGACCAACCATCGCCTCTACAGGTATGGAAAAAGGTACACTCAAAAGGTTGACGTGGATCCTTCCTACCTAACTCCCGGTAGCACAATCGATGTCTGGGCATTGATGGATACCTGGTATATCCAGAAGGCATTCGAGGAAGCAAAAATTGTGTTTCACAGAGCTTACACGGATGAGCGAGAAAATCTTTCCAAAGAAGCAATCGCACGTTGGCAAGACTTCCGGATCACAAGCGGGTTGACAGGCACTAGTGACTTATTCCCGGTTGTGGATGGAATCCCAACGTCTGCAATCAATGCTCTCATTGTTGACGGTGAATTCGATGACTCTATTGTCGAGGATGCAAACGGTGTGACACGTACCTTCACGTGGCGTGGTGCAACAACAACCACAGAGTATTCAGTGCTCGCTGAATACAATTTGGCTGGCAACACAAATCAAAGCCCAACGTTCTCAACGGGGGCTGGCCCTTATGACGATCTCGAAGCCGATGCTTCAGCAGTCGAAATGGAGGCACTCCAACAACGTGGCAACAAGCCACCATACAGCGCAACTTCCTTCCCAAGTCAGTGGATGAAAATCGCAACTCTTACCGTTGGTCCTGGAGGTAATCAAAAGATTAGCACGGGGTACTTCGATGCACCGTGCGGCCTTGTTTACCTCAAGGCGACAGGACAGACCATTGATTCGTTGAACAACGGAATCAGTGTGACTGTACAATCCGGGGATTACAAGGGCGTGAAAGCGCACAATATGGAGCGGGTTTGATGGAAGAACTTCCACCAACCGTTATTGCTCCAGTCAAAGCAATCCAACTTGCGTCTGTGTTACAACATCTCAGACAGAATAACGTCAGCTACTTGCTGGCGGTGCTCATTGGCCACATGCTCGGTCTAACCGAACAG